AAATTATTAAACATCCTTATCAATGTCAACCAGTAAAGTTTTCGTATCTCCTGGTGTCTATACTTCTGAGGTCGATTTAAGTTTTGTGTCACAAAGTGTGGGCGTAACAACTCTTGGTATTGTTGGTGAAACCTTGAAAGGTCCAGCCTTCGAACCTATTTTTATTACAAACTTTGACGAATTCACAACGTATTTCGGTGGTACTTCCCCTGAGAAATTTATAAACACTCAAATACCAAAGTATGAAGCCGCTTATGTAGCCAAAGCATACTTACAACAATCTAACCAATTATTCGTAACAAGAATTCTTGGGTTATCAGGTTATGATGCAGGACCTTCTTGGTCTATATCTACGGTTGCTAATGTTGACCAATCAACTGTTGGGTTTGATTGTTCAAGTGCTTCAACTGTAAGTTGTATTACACAATGTGTTGAATTTAAAGTTAGTAGTTATACAATCAATTTTACTGGTTGTACAAATAGTATTAACTCTATTTCATACACAACATCAATACCGGCACTTCTATCGGGTGACTTATATAGTACATATGAGTTATTTAATGGGTCAACCTCAACGATTGATTCTGATATAAAAGTTATTCAATATTTTAAACACCCCATCAACATCAGCAACATCAATAAACTATTTTGGTATAGTATCAGGTGGAACTATTGATACATTATTATCAGGGTACACTTCTCAAAATAATGTGTTTGGTGTTGATAACATTAGTTCGGATTTGGCCGACTATACTGCAGCCGTTAATGATACTTGGTATTATGCAACTTTTGATAATATTGGAAATGGTCAATATTCGGGTTATTCTTTTTACGATTATGTTAATAGTTTAACACTAACATCATCGTTATCAAATTGTGCATCATTTTATAGTTACTCAGTAAGTTCTCCAACTATCACTACAGTTACAGGTGCAATCAATTACAATACAAATGTAATTAATGTTTGTCTTCCATCCACAGCAACTACAGCTGACGTAACTGCAATGACTATTAATTTCAGTGCTTGTACTAACCCAGCATTAAGTGGTATAACAAGTGGTGGTGTGGTACAATCGGCAACAACAGTTGGTTATAATTTTAGTTCTTTGACTAAATCATATACAATAGTATCTGACGATTTGACAGCAACTTCAGCTTGGACTATTAATTTACTTTTCACAGACCCATGTGGTGTTTGTACAACAAGTAATACAGGAACAATTCAAACAGGTACAATCACTAATTGTTATAGTGGTAGTATAACTGGTAACATATACATTTATAGTGGTACAGCATATACAGATTATGATGACTTGGTAATAGCAACACTACGTTCAAGAGGTATTGCAACTTATGGTACAGATAATGGTGCCGTATATGAGGTCAGTGGATTAACTGACGTTAGTATGGATTGTACTGGCACATATTCAGCGGTTACTAAAAATCCATATTCAACATTTGCACTTAATGTTACTAATAAAGATGGTGATAACTTTACTTTCGAAACATCATTTACTAATTCAGACCCTAAGTATATTGCTAAAGTATTCGGTTCAAGTAACTTTGCAAAACCAAGAGCAACAACACCATTGTTTGTAGAAGAAAGGTTCCAATCATTATTAAACTATGGTTATAGAAAAGGTTACATTAGAGGTTTGAATTGTGACTTGATTGCATTACCAAATGCAAGACAAGAGGTAGACGCAACTTCAATAGCTTTCTACTTAGAAAGATACCAATCACCAGTTTCTCCATGGGTTGTTTCTGAACTTAGAGGTAACAAAGTATTTAATCTATTCAGATTTACAACGATAGCTGATGGGGATGCTGCAAATACAGAAGTAAAAATTTCTATGGCAAATATGTCATTCAATAATGGTACTTTTGATGTTCAAATTAGAGATTTCTTTGATAGTGATTCAAATCCTGTTGTATTAGAGAAATTTACAAATTGTTCAATGAATCCTAATGAAAATAATTTCATAGCTAAAAAAATTGGAACTAAAGATGGTGAATATGCTTTGAACTCCAAATTTGTAATGTTAGAGATTAATGAAGATGCACCAATCGATGCTTTACCTTGTGGTTTCGTTGGTTACAATATGAGAGAATATGCTGGTGCAAAATCACCATTCCCAATTTACAAAACTAAATATGATTTCCCTGGTGAAGTTGTATACAATCCACCTTTCGGGTTAGCTTCAGGTGCTGATGATGCTTTAAGAAGTGCTGGTGACAATGTTAGAAGAACATATTTAGGTATTTCTGATACAGTTGGTTACGATGTTGATTTCTTCACTTACAAAGGAAAACGTTTACCAGGTTCAAGTATCTGTGATGCAACTACTGGGGCTGATTGGTCTTATAGAACAAAAGGTTTCCATATGGATAAAGACGCTTCAGGTATTACTATAGCTAACTCGTTTACTACAAGTGGTACTGCTGAGTTTTATGTTGGTAGTGGTACATTCACAAGTGACCCTAGTGATGAAACAAATCCTTACTACAGAATATTTGCACGTAAATTTAGTTTCTTGTGCTCAGGTGGTTTCGATGGTTGGGACATCTACAGAGAACGTAGAACTAATGCCGATAACTTTATTTTGGGTAGAAGTGGTTATTTAAGAGGTGCATGTCCATCGTTCAGATATCCAACAGCAACAGGATGGGGTGCATTCAAAACAATAACAGTTGGGAATACAACTCAAGATTATGCTAATACTGACTATTACGCTTACTTGTTAGGTCAACAAACATTCCAAAATCCTGAAGCGGTTAATATAAATGTATTCGTAACAACAGGTATTGATTATGTAAACAATAGTAACCTTGTAGAAGCAGCAATAGAAATGATAGAATTTGATAGAGCTGACTCAATTTACATCACAACAACACCTGACTACAATATGTTAGTACCAACAACGGGTGAACAAACTGATGTTATTTATCCACAAGAAGCTGTTGATAACTTAGAAACTGCGGGTATAGATTCTAACTACACGGCAACTTACTATCCTTGGGTATTAACAAGAGATACTGTTAACAATACACAAATCTATATACCACCAACTGCTGAGGTTTGTAGAAACTTAGCTTTAACTGATAATATTGCTTTCCCTTGGTTTGCTGCGGCAGGTTATACAAGAGGTATTGTTAACGCAATCAAAGCGAGAAGAAAACTTACACAAGAAGAAAGAGATACTCTATACAAAGGTAGAATTAATCCAATCGCAACTTTCTCTGATGTAGGAACAGTTATTTGGGGTAACAAAACTATGCAAATTAGAGAATCTGCTCTTGATAGAATCAACGTAAGAAGATTGTTATTACAAGCAAGAAAACTTATATCTGCAGTTTCAGTTAGATTGTTGTTCGAACAAAATGACGAAAAAGTAAGACAAGATTTCTTAGATGCTGTCAATCCAATATTAGATGCTATCAGAAGAGATAGAGGTTTGTATGATTTCCGTGTAACGGTTTCTTCAGACCCTGCAGATTTGGATAGAAACCAATTGACAGGTAAAATATATATTAAACCAACTCGTTCGTTAGAATTTATAGATATTACTTTCTATATCACCCCAACAGGTGCTTCGTTTGAGAATATTTAATATATTTTAATACCACAAAAAATTAACCCTCCTTAATTTAAAGGAGGGTTTTTGTTTTTTAATTAAATATCCTATATTTATATGTAGATTGGTGTTTGTTACATTAAAAAATAATTTACCTATGAAAATTGAATTAAAATGTATGAATTGTACGAATATGTTTGTTACAGATTATAAACATAGAGATAAAAAATTCTGTGATAGAACTTGTTATTTTGAGTATGCTAAAAAAAATAAGATACTTGGTAAGGAGAAAGATGAAAGCGTGAGGGAAAACAGAACTTGTATCCAATGTGGTAATAGTTTTACAGAAAGAAAAAAACACGAAAGAAAACTTTGTTCCAATGAATGTAGAACAATTTGGAATAAAAAAGAGGTCAATAAAGAAAATAGAATTAACAAGTCGAAACAAGTGTTATATGAAAAGTATGGTGAGGATTCTTTATTCAAATTAGATGAGTTTAAAAAAAATAGAGATAAACTTTTCATAGAGAAGTATGGAGTTAAGAGTCCTATGTATTTACAAGAATTTGTGGATAAATTAAAAAACACAATTAAAATAAAACATTTAGACAAACTACTCCCCAAATTAGATGAACAAAATTTGAAGTTATTAGATGATTATAAACAAAATAAAAATGGTAATACCTCACAATCTTATACTTTCGAGTGTACTAAATGTGAAAACATTTTTAGTAGTACATTATTAGGTAGTGGTAAAATACCAATCTGTAGAAAATGTTACCCAATTACCAAAAATTCCAACTTAGAACAAAAAATTAAAGATTTTTTAAATACGAATAATATAAAACATATTGATGCCGACAGAAAAATATTAAATGGTAAAGAAATTGATATTTTTTTACCCGATTTCAATCTTGGAATTGAGGTAAATGGTAATTATTTTCATTCTGAAATAAGTGGAGAAAAGACAAAATTATATCATATTGACAAAACGATTCTTTCGAATGATAAAAATATTAATTTGATTCAATTCTATGAAGATGAAATTATGTTAAAAACAGATATCGTATTATCTAAGTTATCGAGTAAATTGAATTTAAATAGTAAAATTTATGGTAGAAAATGTAATGCTCAAGAAATCACAAAAAAACAATCT